GGGCTTTGCCCTGTCCCTGTGGGAGGGATACTGTGATGGGATCGGGGCACCGATTCTCTTTCGAGAGATAGGTGCTCTGGCGCTGGGACAGCAACTGGTGCGTTGGCCCGACGGAGATGTACGACTCACTGATCGGGGCGTCCTTATGGGACTCCCTCTCAGCTGGTTCGTCCTCTGTCTGGCCAACCTTTGGGCCGCCGACTCTGCGATAGCCACTGTCCGGAGGACTGTTCCCTGCCTTGGGCGGCAGCCGTACGTGGTCTGCGGTGACGACCTGACGTCGATCTGGCACCCTAAAGTTGTTCGGCGGTACGAGAAGAACATCTCCCTTTCGGGGATGAAGTTCTCTCGGGCCGCCAAGCATCTGAAGAGTGCCAGATGGGGAATTTTCACTGAGGAGATTTTTCTCATTGAAAACGTCCCTATGCGACGTCGGGTCGTCCCGTCTCACCCTAGTTCCGTTGAGGATGTGACAGTAGTCATCCGTAAGTCCGATTTCCCTGTCGGATCATACGCGAGGGCTGCTGTCGCTGGCCTCCTTGACGAGCGAGATAGAGAGCGGGTTAGGGAGTGTCGCAGGTACTTAGGTGTACCGGACGCTTACCCAGCCCCATTCAATCTATCAAGTTCGTCTTACGGCTTCAAGGTGAAACGTATGCAGGCTACGCACGGGCTACGTTTCGCACGGCCGTCCAGCGCCTTCCCACTTAGGGGCGTCGTTTCCGTTCCGGGTCATGATCCGGAGGGTCGCGAGGTCCCGTGGTGGGCGGTCGTTGGGCCCGCTGTGCGTTCCGTAGCGGAGAAACACCCAGACTGTTGGGGGGTTGTTCGGCGCGTTGCTTTGCGTTGTCACCCAGGATTAATTTCCTGGGCGTGCAACCGTGGCTTCGCACCTATGGTCCCCCGAGAGTTTGGTGGTTTCTCCCTGCCGCCCAAGGCCCCTTGGACGGAGACAAGGGCGAAGCGCGTGGTCCCTTCATGGTTAAGGAAGGGCTTGCAAACTGCACTTTTCGGGACTTCAAGTCCCGACGAGTACGGTCAGCTAGCCCGACCTTGGACTATGTTGAGATCAGGAGCGTGGAGAGATCTCGCCGATGGTGATGTTGGCGATCTCTTCTCCCACTCCTATCGCGCGCTTCGCCTCCGGCACGACGGAAGTCTGCCCAAGCAGAAGGAGTCCCTCTACCCGATGCTTGTTGGGGTCAAACCCGACGAGCTTAGGGAGAAGGCAGTCTTGTGCCGTTCGGCCGAGTACACCCTTTTGTTAGGGGTCTCGCAAAGTGAACGGTTCAAGATTTCTCCTGCCAAAGTGGCTTCCGCCGTCCGGAAACGAGCTAAGATTCTCAGTCGTAAGTGGCCTGGTGCTGTCATGAGCAGTCGCAAGACTGTTGGACAGCTTCTCCAGACCTACGTTGACCGTGAGTCTCAGCTCGTTATTGTCTCCGTCCCAGAGAATTGGGAACAACACCGGAGCGGACCAGGCGGCCCCATACCGTCACGGGTATGGGGACGCTCTAAGGCCCAACGCGTGATTGCTCACGCATTGGGGTGGGAGGGAGTTACTCCCTCGGGAGGTGATGCCATCTCGGTTGAGGCCCAGCCGCTCCCTGTCTGCATGAAAGTGCGAAGACAGAGAGTGTCGGGCCCCTTCCGGGGATTCCTTCCCCATTGGCTACGACGCGGTCGTGGCCCGAACCAAGGTTCGGGACAGACCGCGGAACAGCTTCTGGAGAAAGAGTTTAGGCT